GGTGCTTTCTGGACGCGTAATTTTTCTAGGCACAAAAATATAAAAGTTCTTACATTCCTTACAAATCACTTTTTGAAAATATATAAAAGCTAGTTATGGCGGCAGATTATACCACAAGTAAACAAGTTTGCTATTGTAAGCAAAATAGAAGTTCTTACATTTCTCTATGCCTTTAATTACTCGAATGGAGGCGGCTGCTCAACTAGGTGTAACGGTTCAAGCTGTATATGGGGCAATAAAAGAAAAGCGTTTGACTGCAATGGAAGATGCCAACGGCAAGATTGTCATCAATTCCGACACTATGAGGGACGAATGGAATAAGAAGTCAGCGTTTCGGAGGATGCGTAGTACTCCACCTACAAATGAAAATGTCAAAAAAACAAAGAAACGTAATAGTAAGACAGACGAATCAATTCCTGACTATGAAGAAAGCAAAGCAAGAACAGAACATTTAAAGGCAGAGTTGCTTGAGCTTGAAAGAAAAGAAAAAGAGAAAGATTTGGTTGCTATGGAAGAAGTACAAGCTAGTTGGGAAAATATAATTACGACTGCTAGGACAAAGTTGCTTGGTGTTCCATCGAAGGCAAAGCAACGCATTCCTGATCTAGACACCAATGCAATGAGTCATCTAGATGACATTGTTCGAGAAGCTTTAGAAGAATTAGCGGAGCCACAAGCAGCATGACAGATATAAAACAGTGGATTAATAAACGAGGTTTTCACGAGGGAGACTATCTTGGTAACTTGTGTAGAAACAATCACGAATATTTAGATACTGGTAAATCTATCAGATGCAAAAGAATTGTTAGAAAAGGTAGTAAATCTGGTAAAGAACAAAAGAATGGAAAATGTATTTGTTGCATGAAAGTTGAGAAAGACAAACATTATGCAACTCATAAAGAAGATAAAAAAAATTACTATGAAAAAAATATAGAACATATTAAAAAAAGAACTAAAGAGAAATATTGTCTTAATATGCTTGATTCAGTATTTAGAGCAAATAGAATTGAATATAAAAGAATAAAAAGAAGAGAAAAAGGTGTTAAATCAAGAGAAGAGATAGGTTTAGAAACTGCACTTAAAAAAGCTGGTGCGCCAACTGTTATTGAACTTTTAAATAAACAAATAAAAAAAGCAAAAGAAAAATCTAGATTAGAATATTTAAAAACGCCTGAAGGAAGAGCTGAATATCAAAGAAATTTATATAAAACAAGTTGGAGACAAAATTTAATGCAAAAAGAAAAAAATCAACGAAGAAAATCAAGAGACAAAGGTAATTATAATGAAAAAAAATCTCCAACACAATTAAAAGCTAGGCTTTTGGCTTTTAATAATTGTTGTGCTTATTGCAATATTTCATTAACAACTTTCTCTGTACAATTTGATCATGTAATTCCATCAAGCAAAGGTGGGCCAGATATTCTGGCTAATTTAGTTCCATCTTGTCATTCATGTAATCACAACAAATTTGATCATGAAATGAAAAAATGGTTTTTAAGTAAGCCGTTTTATTCAAAAGAAAGGCTAGATAAAATAAAGAAAGTTTTAGCTCTTACTCCTTATCCAACAAAACAAACAGAGATGTTTCATGATTGGCAAATCTCATGACAAGTATTACTGAATTAGAAAAAAAAGCATATGCAGCGTTTAAGCCACCTAAAAAATTAAGTCTTAGTGAGTGGGCTGATGAGTTTGCATATTTAAGTGCTGAGTCAAGTGCAGAAGGAGGACGTTGGCATACGCTTCCATACCAAAAGGCAATGATGGATGCTGTTACAGATCCAAATATTGAACAAATAACCGTAATGAAGTCAGCAAGGGTTGGATATTCAAAGATTCTGAATCACATAATTGCTTATCACATACACCAAGACCCTTGTCCCATAATGGTTGTTCAGCCAACAATTGAGGATGCTGCCGGGTACTCAAAAGAAGAAATAGCTCCGATGTGCAGAGATACAAAATGCTTAAAAGGTCTTATTAGTGATGCAAAAGCAAAAGATAGTACGAACACTATTTTGCAAAAACAATTCCCTGGTGGGACATTATCTTTGGTTGGAGCAAACAGTGCCAGAGGATTTCGTAGGGTAAGTAGAAGAATAGTTTTATTCGATGAGACAGATGGTTATCCATTAGGTGGTGCTGGAACTGAAGGAGATCAAATAAAGTTAGGTATAGCCCGAACGCAATATTATTGGAATCGAAAAATAGTTGCTGGTAGTACGCCAACTATTAAAGATTTTTCAAGAATAGAAAGATTGTTTAATCAGTCGGATCAACGTAGATACTACGTCCCATGCCCAAAATGCGGTCATATGCAGTATTTACGATGGCCCAATATGCGTTGGCAAAATGATGATCCAGAAACTACTTGTTATGCGTGTGAAGAATGTTCAACTTTGATTCCTCATAGCAAAAAAAGATGGATGGTAGAACGTGGTGAATGGAGAAAAACAGCAGCAGGTAATGGTCGTCATGCTGGATTTCATATTTGGGCTGGTTATTCATATTCACCAAATGCTCAATGGTCAAATTTAGTAGAAGAGTTTTTATTAAGTAAAAATGATCCAGAACAGTTAAAGACTTGGATCAACGTGACGTTGGGTGAGTGTTGGGAAGATGAGTATGCAAGCAAAGTTGGTGCTGATGCATTAATGGAAAGAGCAGCAAAAGAGAAATACGAAAAAGGAACACCTCCAAGAGAAGTTCTCATGTTGAGTCTTGGATGCGACGTGCAAGACGATAGACTTTCTATGAGTGTTTGGGGTATAGGTCGTAATGAAGAAATGTATTTAGTAGATAGAAAAGTTATTTATGGCACTCCTTCTCGTCCTGACCTATGGAAACAGATGGATGAAGTTTTAATGAGTAAATATGTTGATGAAGATGGAAATGAAATGAAAATTGAAAGTGCTGCGATAGATACTGGAGGCCACTACACGCATGAAACCTACCAATACGTTCGAGAAAGGTCACATTTAGGATTAATTGGTATTAAGGGTGTAGGTCTGAAAGGTAAACCACCGTTAGGAAAACCAACAAAAGTAGATATAAATTTTTCGGGAAAGGCATTAAGAAAAGGTGTAAAGTTATTTCCTGTAGGAGTCGATGTTATAAAAACTACGCTGCATAATAGATTGAAAGATGCTGAACTTGGAGAAGGATATTTACATTTTTATCCAACAATCACCACCGATTATTTTGAAGAACTTACAGCGGAAAGACAAGTATTGAAATATAAGCATGGATTTCAAGAAAGAGTATGGATGAAGAAAAATAACGCAAGGAATGAGGCGTTAGATGAAATGGTGTATTCATACGCTGCGTTTTGCAGATTTTTACAAAGATATGATCGAAGAACAATTTGGGATCAATTAGAAGCAAGAAAAAAACCTGTAAAGCCTAAGCAGGAGTCTCCGCTAGGATCAGGGAGACAAAAAGCAGCTAAAAAGCGTAGTTTTGTCGCTAATTGGTGATTAAACATGACTATTCCTTCTAAAGTTCGTGCTGGAGACATACTTCAGTGGCGAGATTCGGAGACACAAGACGTATTTGGTAATGCTATTACCAGTACAGATTGGTCAGTTACTTATTATTTGAGGACAAATACTGCTGCTGAAGGGGCAACTGTGACCAGCACAGCGTATTTATCGGGTTGGCAATTTTCGGTTGCATCGACTGTTACAGCTAATTTTGACGCTGGAAATTGGTACTTTCAAGCAGTTGCTGATAAATCTTCAGCAGAAAAACAAACAATATTAAGTGGTCAGTTTGAAGTTTTACCTTCTCTTGCTTATAGCGGTACGGCTGCTGCTTTTGACGGCAGAAGTCAGATTAGAAAAGATTTAGATCAAGTTCAAACAGCAATTCGTGCAGTTGCGTCAGGTGGAGGCGTAAAAGAATATAAAATTGGTACAAGACAAGCAAAAAAATATGAATTAGCAGAATTATTCCAATTAGAAGCCAAACTAAAGGCTGAATTGGCTAGAGAAGAAGCTTCTGAAAAAATAGCCAATGGACTTGGCAATCCTCGCAATTTGTTTGTTCGCTTTAACTGAGAAAACCAATGGGAATTGTAAATGCTTGGAAAGGATTCTGGACATCAGGAGATGGGTTCGCTCAATCTGCTGTTTCAGACATCGTTAAACCAAAGCGACAAATTAGAGCGTATCAAGGTGCGGTATCAGATCGATTGACAGCTAATTGGATGAGTAGTCAGTTAAGTGCTGACGCTGAAATTAGAGGAAGTCTGAGGAAGTTGAGAGATAGAAGTAGGGAGATGGTTAGGAATAATCCTTACGCAAAGCAAGCAAAAAGAACGACACAAATAAATGTTGTTGGAACTGGAATGAAATTTCAGTCGTTAGTTACTCAAGTAAGAGGAAATAAAAGAGATGTAAGAGCTAATAAAGCAATTGAAGAAGCATGGGCTAATTGGTGTAGGCCAGAGAATTGTGATACAGCAGGCCGTCATAGTTTTCACCAATTTGAATGGTTAGCCACTGGTGCATTACCTGAATCTGGAGAGGCAATATTTAGAATTGTTCGTAAGCCTTTTGGAGAGGCTGGTGTTCCTTTAGCTCTTCAATTAATTGAAAGTGATTTATTAGATGAAGAATATAACGGCAAGGTAACTGCAAAAAATAATGAGTGGAGAAATGGCGTGGAAGTTGATGAATGGGGAAGACCTACCAGATATGCAATTTTAACTCGACATCCAGGAGATGCTTATTACTTAAATCCTACCAATGCAGGTAAAGATCATATTTTCTTACCAGCTAAAGATGTAATTCATTTGTTCATGCCTGAAAGGCCAGGTCAGAACAGAGGTGTGCCTTGGTTCCATAGTGTTATGGCTGATGCCCATCAATTGCAAGGCTATGAAGAAGCCGCTGTTATTAGAGCTAGGGCGGCTGCAAGTATCATGGGGTTTGTGCAGAATAATGAAGGAGAGTTAATTGGTGATGACGTAGAAACTGGTCAACGAGTACAAGATTTTCAGCCAGGTCAATGGAATTATTTAATGCCTGGCGAATCAGTTCATGTTCCAGATATTGATTATCCAAGTCAGCAATATGAAATGTTCGTCAAGAATAAAATTCGCAGATTTGCTACTGGATTTGGATGTTCTTTTGAAACGATTAGCAAAGATTTTAGTGAAACTAATTATTCAAGTTCAAGGTTGTCGTTGTTGGAAGATAGGGAACATTGGAGATTTGTTCAGCGTTATTTAATAGATAATTTTCATTATCGAGTGTTTAAAGAGTGGCTTTCATTGGCTGTTTTAAGTGGTCAACTTGATTTTGCTGATTATTCTTCAAGGCCAATGAGATATTGCAAGCCAAGATGGACTCCACCAGCACAACACTATGTAGATCCTTTAAAAGAGGTGCGAGCTTATAGAGAAGCAGAGCAGGCTGGTTATATGACTAAGTCACAAGTGATAGCAGCAACAAGTGGTGGTGATTATGACGATATAGCTGCTGAGTTGTCTAGAGAACAAGAAGTGGCAAATAATTTAGATATAACTCTTGATAAGGATTTAAAATTTGAGCCAGTACAGCAAGAACTTGCATTAGATGTAGGTCAAGCTGAAGTCAAAAGTAAACCTACTACTCGTAAAAGGAGGAAGAAGTAATGGCAAATGTAAATGGCACTGAAATCAATTTAACTCCTACTTCTGGAATGAAGACGGAAGCAAAGAGATATAAGGAATGGAAAAAAGATGGTGAAGCTGGTGGAACTGATGATGCAGCAAGAAGAGCAACACAGATATTGAGTGGAAGTGAAATGTCTGCTGACGTTGTGATTACTATGAACGCATGGTTTGCTCGACATGAGTCAGACAAATCAGGAAAAGGCTTTCGTCCTAGTGAAGAAGGTTATCCTTCTAAAGGTCGAGTAGCATGGGCTGCATGGGGTGGCGATGCTGGTCAAACATGGGCTAGGTCAAAATCTAATTCAATTAAAAAAGCTAGGGAACGTACTATGTCTACTGAAAATGAAAG